AACTGAATCAGCGCCAATCTTAATACAAGAGGCAGCTTCCTCTTCCGAAAGTAAACCAGCAGCGATTGCTGCCTGAAGGTTGGCTTCGCTGCTTTTGAGCGTGAGCTTTCCGAGTCGCGTAGGGTCGATGTCTTTATCGAGACAGATGCCCATCAGGGTATCTCCGTCAACAGTGACCCGACCACGAACAATGGAGATGCTTCCCCAGATATTGGTAGTACCAGCAACATCCTGTGATAACTGCTTTCGCAGCTTGGTGATCTCAGCTTCCAAAGCTTTGATTGCCAACAGTTTCTCTTCTGGTGATTGCGGTGCGCGGTTAATGATGTTTGCCATCATTCCTCCGTGTGCAGTGTTTTTGCGGTAAGTTGACTAAAAGAAGATCAGCCAACAGAGATATAATACAAAATCTTAGGGCAGTTGTCAATAAGATCTTATGCCTTATTGAAAACTTCGTACCCTTCAGACTCATAGTATCGTTGTCTTTTCTTGTAATAAGCCTTGGTAATGTTGTTGTTGTCTGTGAAGTCAACGACGAAAGGCTTTTTCTTATCAGGATGGGGCCGAAGTATCCGACCAACAGCCTGCGTTACATTTGTCTTAGGTGTCGCGAAGAACAGCGTATCTAATCTTGGAATGTCCAGTCCCTCTTGCGCCATAGAATATGTCCCAATCAAGACGTCTGATGATTCGGCAGCTACTCGTTCGGATGCTTTCATCCCGCCCAAATACAGGGAGATTTTCTTATCAGGACAGAGGAGCTTAATCTCATGCTGAAGGAATGTTGCGTGCTCTCGTCTATCAGTAAGAACAAGACACATCCGACCAGCAGAGACTGCCCGAGCAACGGTAGCGGCGATTCTCTTAGAGCGCTCGGAGTCTGCTGCAATCAGATTTATCAACTTAGCCATCGACGGAGATCCGTCATACTGTCGATATCTGCTATAATCGTACTGCGAATGGGTCTGCCTCACATAAATAGTGGGCTTCAGTAGATTGCCTTCTACCCTGTGAGAGATCGGCCCTATTGAGTTTAAAAAGATAGACTGGAGTCCATCTTTCCGATCAGGCGTTGCTGTTAGACCAATCCGATACGCCGCGCTAAACATGGCGATTGCCCTAGACCACTGTGGTGCAGAGAATCGGTGCACCTCATCCGTGACCACTGTGCCGAAACCATCATAAAGCTCTTGGTCATACTCTCTTAAAGAAAGACTCTGCACCATCGCAATCACAACATCTTCTGATCCATCAGGAACTTCATCCCTCGCCCAGAATCCAATCTTCCAGTCTGGGAACGCCAAGCGAAGAGTATCTGCAAATTGGCGCATCAAGAACTCTTTGTGAACCAAGACAAGCGCTCTGCGGCCAAGCTCTTTAATTAAGAAAGAGCCCATAACGGTCTTACCAGTACCGCATCCTCCAACAAGAATAGCACCACCCTTCTCAAGAACATCCTGCTTGACTTGTCGGACAGCTTCTACCTGATAAGGACGGAGCGTCATCTCAACAGCGCTCTTATGAAGCGAACGTCCCTGGTCTCCAGAAGAAGGATCATAGAATATGCCTTCCATGAAAGCCCTAGGAACATATAGACCAGAGTCACCCTCGGCATACTGCTTAATCTCTGTGACCGCTCCAGTGTAAGATTCACTCTGAACCAGAAGAAGCTGCTTTATGACTTCTTTGCTGTAGCCAAGTCTTTGTAAATGTTCGTTGCTTGCAAGCGTTAGACCTCTCACTTGATCTCCTTCATATCTAAACCGACTTGCGCCTCCGCAATCAGAGGAACCCTTAGCTGGACAACAGAGCCCATGATCCTCTCCATCGCAGCAGCAACATCGGCAGCGTCTGAACGCTTACAGGATACAATAATCTCATCGTGAACCATGAGCTGTATCGAAGCAGGTAAGCCTTCGTTGATTGCTCTCTGAAGATTGCGAAGAGCGATGTTCGTGAGATCTGCTGCACTGCCTTGGATGCGCGTGTTAATGACTCGCCTCTCGGCAGCAGCGCGGAATCCCGTGATTGGTGACTTGAGATCCGGCAAATAACGTCGTCTGCCAAGTAGAGTAGTCGTGTACCCCAGAGAACGACTGCGCTCGACGTAACCCTCCATCCAAGGTTTCACGCCGTCTATCTTATCGAAGTACCGCTTCAGGAACTTCTTAGCTCCAGCTTCATCAGTGCCGATGGCTTCTGCGAGAGCAGCAGGCCCCTGTCCGTAAATGATACCGAAGTTGACACCCTTGGCAGAGGAGCGCTGCTTGTCTGTAACCTTGTCAATGTCGATGCCGTACACAATAGCGGCTGTCCTACGGTGCAAGTCTTCGCCGTTAATATAGGACTCGACAAGCGCTGGAGCCTGTGAGAAGTGCGCGAGCAGACGATACTCGATCTGCGAGAAGTCAGCGCCGACGAGCACCATGTCATCGTCTTGGTCGGCAATAAAGCAGGCACGAATCTTCTTACCCTCTTCAGTGCGTGACGGCACAGTCTGAAGGTTGGGGTTGTTGCACGACCACCGTCCTGTAGCTGTCCCCATTGGCTTGAAGCTGGGATGAACAAACAGACGAGAGTCTGCTGCTTTGACGAGAGTCTCGGTATAGGCTGATATTAGCTTGGACAGGCTACGGTTCCTTAGCAGCTTTTTGGCGCAATCAACACCCTTGGGAGGCGTATTGTTCTCACCGTCGGCCCAGCGCTGCACGATCTTCGAAGCGGTAGACCATTGGCCCGATGCACCACGCTCCATACCTCTTAGTGGAGGGAAGATACCTGTATCAACGAGCTTATCCGACAACCATTTAGGTGAAGCAAGGTTGCACTCTGTCTTGAATACTTTGTCGAACCAATCGCTGATCTGTCCCAGCTGGGCTTTCCAGTCTTTCTCAAGCTGCTGAAGGCGGGATCGGTCTACTTTGATCCCATACTCGGTCATCTCTACAGACAAGGGAATGATCTCTAGATATAGCTCTCGATAGACCTTAGCCAAAGATCGCTTCTCAAGAACAGGCCAAAGCTTGTCATAGAGTCGTCCCATCTGAACAACATCATCGATTGCATAAGGAGCCATTGTCCCTAGTGGGGCGAAACGACCGTCCTTAGAACCAGCCCTAGCGAATGTGAAGTCCTTCATCTGATAACCGACAATATCCCGCACTAGCGCTTTAAGGCCGTTACCACCCTCTCGTGTGGGATCAATCAGATAAGCGATGGCGTAAGTGTCTTCATACTGAAAGAGCTTGGGATCGATACCTTCGTTGATGAAGACCTTATACTCGAAGGACAAGTTGTGGATGATCAGTGTCTTGCCCTGAAGACCACGAATCAGGTCGAGGGCCTCGTCGAGCGGTGCGTTCTTGGGAGGCGTATAAAACAGATCACGAACATTGTCGTGCCTGAGGGGGATGTACCAGCCGCGCCACTCGCCGTCGATCTTAACAGCAACAGAATAGCCAAACATGAATCTGTCGAAAGCAAGACCATCGCCACTAGGCGATGTAGTCTCACAGTCAAAACAGATCAGGTCATGATCTGCAAGAACAGCAGAGAGCTGCTTTAGGCCCTCTGATGTGGTGACTACAGGTCTTGGAAATCGCAATACTGCTCTCCAGTCTCTTCACCCCAATAACGACGATCAACCAGAAGAGATCCAGTCCAGTTGTAGTCTGCGCCGCACTCAGGACAGGTATTGGTGAATCCGCTGCAATCGAACTTTGTCTTACAACAGAGCATCGTCGCAGGGATGATCTCTTGATATTCGCTGGTGTCGTGCTCGAACTGAATGATCTCACCGTCGTCGATCAGCCGACACATGTTCTGATAACCAACTTGTGAGTACGAATCTCTAGGATAGAGAGCCTTAAGAGATTCCAGAGAGTCAGCATAGCCTTGTACGACGAAGTGGTAATGCTGCTGGTCAATCCGACCGAACAGCACCATCTGATTGTTACGCTTTGTTTTGTACTTCTTCGGTGTGAACATCATTCCTCCTGATGTTGTAACAATATGACAGGCGACCTATAGGCCACCGTGAAACAGTATACCACTTCTTAGTAAGCAGCGGTAGTTATTCTTATTTAATACGCATTACCCCATTTTGGGGATCTCGATAGACTTCGTAAATCACAATATTGCCATCGGCGTTCTCAACATTTACCTCTGCAAGGCAAGGCCCATACAAGAAGGTATCGTCTGTAATGTTAAGCCGTATGCCTGCGATTGTTGCTGCGGGAGAGAACTGCTGTTGTATCACCTGAGCAACTTGAAACATTGTCTGTATCTTATTCATATCAAACTCCATAAATAGAAAGACCCCAGACCAGAAGGTGTGGGGTCAAAATCGATGCACTTTTCAGAAAGTCTGCCCTAGAAAGGAACGTTGTCCTTTTCGCCTTGGCCCCAACCCCAACCATTGTTGCCGAGCTGATCTTCAGGCTGTACAGCTTCACCGTGGATGATCTGCAACAGCTTTTCGAGATCCTGTTGATTCTTAGGCTCCAGAATCTCGCCGTAATTCAGGGGCTCTGGAAGAGAGTCGATGTCCGAGTGCTGATCGACGAACTCAAAGGAGTTCCCAACAGCGGGAGACTTATCTCCATGTCTCTCCACAAGGAAACGACACCCACGAAGAGAGCCTCGGCGATCAAGTTGGCGCTGAATGATGCCCCACGCAGGACTGTTCCGCTTCATCGCGAACAGCTTGATGTCGTCTTTATAGACTTTACCGTTCTTAGCGCGGTACTCCGAGTGGTCAATGACGGTCATCATAACCATAGGAGCCGCTCTCTCGTGATCGCGGAGCACATCAACACCTTGTGACGGCTGGGTCGAGAAGTTACTCCAGCCGCCTTGGTAAAAGCCGAGTCTTTCCAGAGTCAAATCCAGCGTCCTCTGTGTCGCAGGATCGAGCTGTAAGCCTCGGGGAACAGTGACCCGATACTCGTTAGTCCGAACAGGAGCAGGAACCGTAACATCCTTACCCTCAATGGTTAGCGTTAGCTCTTCGCCGTCCAGAAACGTGATCTCTCGTGGCTCGCTGCCAACAGGAATCCGATAACGGAACACGCGATTTGACCCACCAGTCTTTGGGGTTGGGTCGTTGTCATTTTGAAACCAGCTCATTCTTTATGACCTCCAGTCATGTGTTTTCGAGCTTCATCGTTCAGGTGACAGAATTGCCACCAAGAACAAGGACAATATAACAAATCTTAGGTTAGTTTTCAAGCGAATCTTATATCTTTATAAATATTTACTGTTCTGAACAAGGTCGATGAACTTGTCTCTGCTGCATGAAGCAGGATCTTTCTCTTGAGACGAGCCCCACGACACTGAAGAGACGATCATGCGACCGAACATCTTCTTGTAGATAGACTCTGTCCCAGAAGAACCAGCATCATCTCGGTCAAGAAACAACAGCAGCTCCGAGCCAAGGCGCACAAGGGTGTGAACCTGCTTGGCAGTAATCGTAGCTCCCATGAGAGCGAGTATAGAATACTCCTCAAGAAGACCAGCGTCTTTGAGGTGTTGGTATCCCATCACCGCATCGAAGGGACCCTCTACAAGGATAAGACATGAGCCCTTGACCAAATGCTCTCCAAGAAGCCACTCACCCTTCTGCATGTCCCAGTAGTTGTAATACTTGGGACGGACATCCTGATCGACAGCGCGACCAGTTGCGCCTCTTAGCTTGCCACTGGAGCATCGGATCGGAAGAGTCACCCGACCAAGCGTCGAATCGAAACCAGCCTCCCAGACACGAGCAGTCTCGGAGCCGATGCCGCGCTCATCCCAGTAAGGGTGATAGATGCCCCAGTATTTGCGATATAGATCTTCATCAATCACAGGAGATCGCTTGGCGCTCTTGCGAAAAGAGATCTGATCAGTGAGCGCAAGAACACCGTCGGCATTGATCTCTTCTAAGGCGACAGACTCGTCGAGAAACTTCAGGAAAGTCTCGTCTTTGGTGTGGTGGTATAGATCCTCGAATAGCTGGGAGAGGCGAGAAGATCTGTATCCACAAGTAAAACAGTTGACCTTGAAGGGGCCGTGGTCTGCATAGAGCACACCCATGCTAGGCCGAGAGTCCTTGATCTTAGAATGAAGGCCACTGTACGGAGCCATAGGGCAACACACCTTAATGTTGCGAGCACCATCAGTGGCCTCAATGCCTGCACGATTGAGCAGAGATAGAAGAGTCTTACGTCGATTCAATAGTCGATATCCTCGTCGCCGTAGAGGCTAGGCGCTGCCCGAGTCGGGGCGGGACGATCCTCACCCATATCGACAACACGGTCTGCCTCGGTGATAGAGCCACGGTCAAGATCCCAGTCAAGCTCGATAGGCGCACTCTCAAGTGAGTGACGGTTCTTGAGAACCTTGAGGGTGGCACGATTCACCATCTTCTGATCCTCGGATCGGAACAGGCCGAGTATACCATCGGCTTCCTTGGCAACATCACCGAGAGCGATATGCTCGGCAGCGCCGTCTGTATTGGAAGCCTTACGATTGAACTGGAGCGTGATACAGATGACAGTCTTAGTGCGCTTAGCGAGGCGCTTGAGATCTCGGCACACGTTGGTGATGCTCTGCCAATCAGAGCCGCCGCCGCGCTCGTCTTGAACCATGTACGCGCCATCGATCCAGATAGACCCTGCATTGTACTTCTCAAGCTTGGCCGCAATAGCAGAAACACCGCTAGACTCCTCAATAAGGTGGAAGGGTGTATCTGTACTAGCGGAGTCCTCTAGACCCTTCTTCCAGCGAACCTCATCGACCGTGTTGAGGTCGCCGCGAACCAAGGAGTCTGATGCGACACCATAGGTCAACGAGTCGAGACGAGCTTCGATCTGCTCGATAGGCATCTCGCATGAGTCAAACACGACAGGGCGCTTCTCGGTTAGCCACGCGTGTCTTGCGAGCAAAGCAAGCAGCCAAGTCTTACCAACACCTTGACGAGCGACAATGATATACAGTCCCTCATATCGGAGCTGGAATGTCGCGTTAAGGCTTGGAAAGGGTGTAATGATCCCAACTTTGCCTTGGTTGGCCTTGATGTAATCATAGCGACGAAGACGAGAGTCTTTGCCTTCGGATGAGGCCCAGTCGGTATCTTGACTCTCGGAAGTGAGATCATCGATGTTGAGGACACGACTACGCACTTCTGTCTCAAGAATACTGAATGGGTCGTCATGTTGCTTAAGGCCAACAGCAATCTCACGAGAGATCTTGAGAAGCTGTCCGAAGGCATACTGCTTGCGGAGCTCCGATACAAAGTATCCGGTCGGCTCGGTCGCAGGGACAAGACGATCCGAGAACTCGGGATACTCGGTCAACAAAGCCTCGGCGCTAGGAGCAGAGCCAAAGTCTTTGAAATACTGGATGCACCATTCCCAGATGCCGCCGTCCGAGATGAAGAGATCAGGCTTGACACCTAGATCGATTGCTTCTGTGATTGCAGCAGGATTTTGGACAATCTTGCTGATGAGGGAAGCGGAAGAATCCATTTATCTCCTTATCAAATTATAGTGTCGTAGGATGTTACCACTAAAGGCTACCGTGTCTTTTGTTGTGTCGTCGAGTGTTTCTGTCACCAGAAACAAGGGAACTGGATTCCGCATAAGCTGAAGCTGCGCGTCTGAAATAGACGAGGCTATCAGCTTGGAATGGTTGAAGTCTGTAGGGAGTGGAGAGTTGTCTGGGACAACAATAACCAGATCGACAAAGAGGGAGGCAATCTTAAACCAGTCTTCCCGATCAGGCCGAACACCGTCTGAATCAAACAGAACATCTTTCATAATCCATACCTGATTCGGGCCGATGTTCGTGATGTTGCCCCTAAGCATTGGAGAGCATCTCTTGTATCTCGGACTGGATGCGGCGGCGGTGGTCTTGACCTTTAACTTGAACCGAGAGCATATTCTCAAGACAGATCGCTTGGGCAGACTCTTTGTACCGATCCTTGAAGTCCTTGGGAGACAGATTGGTGGTGATGATCGTCGAGCGCATCTCTCGGGTACGCTTGCGCAAGAGATTCTCAAAACACAGCTCGGCCCAGCCGCTACCTTTGCCTGTATACTCCTTGCCGAGATCCTCGATAAGTAAAACTTCTGCTGTCTCTACGCGCTGAACGACAGACATATCTGGGTCGAACATCTGGGGCTCGATATAGATAGATCTTAGCTGGTCGGCCATGACGCAATAAGCAGAGTAACCTTGGCGAGTCACGTCCTGGAGGATAGCCGTTGCCGCGTAGGTCTTGCCACGACTGTTGTTGCCCCACAAGTATAGACCGACACCTCGTGAATGGAAGTCGTCGAATCTTGACGTAAACTTGTGGCAAACCTGAATATAAGCTTCACTAACATCTTGGTATGACGGAAGTTCTGCTCCCCAGTAGCGCTTGCCGATATTGAGGCGCTGAAGGTGCGTATCTGTAAGCCGATCAATCCGAGGTCGTCTATAAGATGACATACTGGTTGCTGTAGATCTTCTGAGAAGTCGCAAGACTCTTCAGCTTAGAGACGAAATGATCTGGGCCACAAGAGAAGCCCTTGATGCGGCCGCTCTCGCGCTGATCACCGTAATACCAGTACGCCCCAACAGTGTATCGGTCGGTGTCTGAATTGTAGTGGACTTCGACACGCTTGTGGCGGGTCTTAATAGATGCCTCTCCGCGACAAAGAAGCTTTGGAACATTCTCAATCATAAGGACTCCAAAAGTTGTGGTAGTTTTCAGAAAGTCACCAGCCAATCTCGTCACCACTGTCGCGAGATTGATCTGAATTATGTGAAGAGCCCCAGTTAGAACCAGCCAACTGAACGTCTCCAGAAACATAAGCTGCAATAGAAGAGCGATAGCCCCACAAGATAGACAAAGAAGGAAGACCGTCGATCCGAAGCTTGGTAGATAGTGGCTTCCAATTCTTGAAGGAGAACTGCATATAGTCTTTGATACCAGAGCCATACTCTCCAAGAAGGCGCTTGGCATTGGCGCGATCTTTGGGCTGCCATTTAGGAACGGACATCTTGTACCCATTCTCAAACCAGAGGATCGTGAAGAAATCCAGAAGGTGTCTGGTAGCCCACTCAGATGGGTCGGTCTCTGTGGGGCCAAGGTAACCACTGCGTCTGCGAGGAGGCTTTGATGGCGCAGCCTTACGCACAGCTCTAGGCTTGACTTTGATAGAGTCAACGATTGACTCGATCTCTTGGATAGCAGTGCGTCGCTCTGGAATAACAAGAGCGCCATCGACGAAGAACCGAGAGGTCTGATCGTCAAGACTTCTTAGAACGAAAGGACTGAAGCCCGCAGAAGCAGGATCTGCACCGAGGTGTCTGCACAGCATATAAAGCATACCAGCTTGGCTGATGCCTTGCTCGGAGGCTTCTTTAAGAACATCGTCAAGCATCTTTGAGCACCCTATTGTGTGAGATTGCCTCGTCCATAAAATCAGGAGAGCAAAGCTCTTGCTGCTGATTTTCCAACGCCATAGCGAGTTGAACCTCGTTGTCGAAGGTAAGCATCGCCTGTAGGAGATCGAGTAGGGGCTCGAATAAATCAGCACCCTCATCATCGAATAGAGCGTTGATCCGAGGGTCGTTGAAGATCGTAGACCACTCGTCGTCGATCTGGTCAATATCGATCATGACTTTGCGCTGGAGCGGAAGAATAGAGATGCCCGAGGCGATACGAAAGGTTGGTTGATCTCCCATAGAGGGAAGGATGTCGATTGTTGTTGCCAACTGCATGTCCGATCATGTTGGTTTTGTTGTAGGGAAAGGGACGGCGACATACCGTCAAAGCACAATAGCAGAAGGGAAAAAGAAGCCTCAAGAACTTCTTACAACAAAGACAACCTCCGACCAGTGCCGCGAAAGCCCTAGTAGGAGAAAAGTTAAGGTAGTTTTCAGAAAGTCGGCTCAAGTAAAAGCCTAGTTAAATCAACCACTTAACTTATAATACAGAATCTTATCGTGCTTGTCAAGCAGTTTCTTATTCTTCAGAAAACCTGATTAACAGTATAATAAGTGGTTGTCCCAAGAAAGATGCCTCCAAGAACATAGAAACCCATACGCCAGCGGCCCAGACTTTTGGATGTCTGATTAAGGCGATCTGTAGTCTCAAGCACAGAAGCCTCAAGCTCGTCAATCCGAGTCACATAAGAGGATAAGATCCGATCATTATCAGCCTTTTGCCTAGAAAGTTCTCTGTCTAGATTTGCCTCAATCAGAAAAATCTGCTGATCGCACGAAGATTCACAAGACCTTAATTCCGTAAGGACAAGACCGAAGGACTTCCGAGAAATTAAAAGACCAGCGGAAGGCGCTCGCTCTCTCGCCTTAAGATACTGCTCGTGTAGCGTCAACGAGCTAGATACCTCAAGCGTGACTGGGGTCGAAACAAAAAACAGCGATACCTGTAGAAGCCCTAGCGAGAACATGACATCCCTCTACAGATGGCACAGGTAATCTCTACATCAGCCGTAGACGATGCCTGAATCTTACGGTTACATGCTTCTTGCTGGGAAGCGATTGTAGACTGAGTTGCCTTAAGAACAGATTCTGCGCAGGCGCGATGGTGTCCGTCAACAACACCTTTGCACTCACGAAGGGCCTCAATATCGGGAAGACAAATCTCAGATCTTGGCGGAGCACTCGGAGAAGAGAAGTACCCCAACCCCAGACCCAAGATGCCCGAAAGCATAGGGATCGAATACTGAGCTGGGATCTTAGAAATAAACTGTTCCATTAAAATTTCCCTTGAGAAATCATTATCCATTTAGAAGATCCGTCACTTACGACTTTCTGAGAATCGTAAACTCCGAGATCGACGTGTGCCTTAGCTCTATTCAGGGTGTCTGATGAAGAGGGATGAGTTTTGAGCCTTGCAGGATATGCGGAAGTTCCACCGTCTCTAGAAACAAAGAGGTAAAAGCCCGAAGATACAGAGTTCGCGGCTGGGAGATAAACGTCCCTATAAGCTGTAATATCACTACTCACAACAAAGACAGTTCCATTCTCTATTGAAGAAGAGATCTGATAATTTCCTGATGTGACATCGACGTTTACGATAGTTCGGACAGCCGTTCCTCCTGTCCCACCTCCCACTCCAGTAATCTGAGAGCCGTCGATTGCAGGTAGTCTTCCTTGTGAATCAAGCTGGACAAGGCTATTTGGAGAGCCTTGAGTGCCAACATCCAAGAGAGCAGCACTCCCCAGATCAGAGATTTGATTTGCTTTCATTGTGTCCCCAATCCCGCATAGATCCAATTAGAAGAGCCGTCGCTGATGACAGTGAAAGAAGAGTCTGAAAATAGTTGAGCCACATCAAGAAACCCTTGGAGCTTATCTGTGTTATTAGGGTATCCGTCTGGGAGAATGTATGCTTTTCTGGACGAATCGTTTGTTGAAAATGTGAAATATGTCCCTGAAGAGACATCACTTGCAGCAGGGAGATTGATAAATATATTACTAGTGGCCCCATTGATGTCTATGTAAAAGACTGTCCCATTTGCAGCTGTGCTGCTAACATTATATGGGGTAGAGGAAATATTCACGATAGAAGGAATTAAAGCAGCGGTAACTGTGCCTCCCCCGCTTACTCCTGTAAGAGCAGACCCGTCGGCCGCAGGAATCTTCCCAGAAGAATCGAGTTGGAGAACGTTTCCCTCACCTGTGCCCACATTAAGTGTGGCCGCACTCCCGGCATCAGAAATCTGTTTGGCTTTCATTTAGACATACCCCATTTCTAGAGTGATCCATTTTGAGGAGCCATCACTCATCAGAGTCCAGCTTTGGCCTGTTGCAGGGTTAAAACTTGATAAGCCTCTTGCAGAATCACCAGAGGCCGCCTGAACTGTAAAAGAAACAGAGCCACCGCTTCTTGCTATTGTTAAATATTGCCCTGCTCCAAATGTTGAAGCGCTAGGAAGGTAAATCGTGAGATTCTGTGTAGCGCTAGAAGTGTCAACAAAATAAACAGATCCTGAAGCAGAACTCCCGCTAATTGTATAGTTGCCAGAAATTGGTACGTTGACAACATTTGCGAGAGGCACTGAAGTCTCAGCTCCGCCTCCCCCAGAGGTAATTCCTGTTAATAGACTTCCGTCAACAGCAGGCAGAGCCCCACCCGCGCCAAGCTGGATAAGGTTTGTTGGAAGAGCCCCTACATCCAAGGCCGCCGCTGTTCCCAATCCCGAGATTTGTTTTAATCTCATCATGTCCTCCTAAAATAGAAAAAGCGCTGCGAGCCATCTAGCCCGAGCGCCTTCTCAAGAGATCAGCGCCGAGGCGCAGGTCTTAGCCGCGGTTGCGTGCGACCTGATAGCTCATGGAGATCTCATCAGTGGTCTCAAGCGCATACCCTGCCGCGGAGACGTTAAAATGCAGAGCGTCATTTGCCACGATGTCCTTGAAAGCCCGAGCACCTCCCGAGCCGTCAGAGAAGAAAACAGGGTCTGAGGTCGCAGCCCCTAGCTTGGTCTGAACACCGTTGATATAGATCATCACCGCGCTATTCGCCGCTGGGATGTAGCTGATGGTCAGGCCTGTTGTACCTGTACCGCTAGAAACTGCGCTTGTCACAGCTCGGTCAAGATCCGCAGTCTCAAGAGTCGCCGCTGCGATCTTGGAATCGACGAGGGTGACACTCTCTCCGTCACTATTGACCTTGACACCGTTAGCGCTAAGATCAAGAGAAGCGTCTGCTGCATCAATCTTGAGACCTGCTGTGCCATTGATCTCAAGCCCTGAAGAGGTCGGGAGCTTAACCGCGAGCTGTGAGCCTGCCCCTCCCGCCGAGGTGAGGCCAGAGCTAACAGCGAGGTCTGCCGTGATTGCGTTATTAGAAACCGAGATCCCCGCCCCGCCTTCAAGGCTAAGGATAGAGAAGTCCGTCCATGTGATGGAATCAGTCCCAAGAACTGCATCAGGGTCGGTTGTGCAGAGGTAGCCCTTGTCTGCGTAATCACCGAGCATCGAGAAGACATAAGCACCCGCTAGTTTTGCCACGGTGTCCGCATCACCTCGACGAGTCAGGACAAAGGGAGTTGATCCGTCGCCAAGAGTGGTGATCTCATAGATACCATTTTGAACATCTGGACTTTGTGCGGTCAAAAGGACAGTCTCGCCCTGTGCGACGGTCAAACCAGTTGCACCAATATCTGCGGCGGCAATTGCTCCGTTAGAGCTGCCTGTGATCGTGCCTGCGCTGTTGTTGTACGTTCCCGCGACCGCGGTCTTCGAGCGGTAGTAAACGCTGTCTTTTGGAGAAAGACCTGCACTAGAAGAAATGACCTGAGAATCGACATAAGCCTTTGAAGCAACATCATCAGCCTGAGTCGTCGTCCCTGTAAGCTTGATCCGTGGGTAGCTACTTGCAGACCCTAGATCAAAATTGATGTCAGCCACTGCGAGCTTGCCGTCTGGGATCCCATTATCCGCGATCTTTGCGCCCGAGATCGCCGAGTTTGAAACGGTCAGAGCCCCCGCAGCTGAGACGGTTGCATCTCCGCTAAGAGCGACAGTTGCGAAAGTGCCTGAGCCATTGGTTGCGACGACATAACCAGCGCCTGTTTGACCAGATGCTAACTTGTTGGGATCAACCGACCCCCCTGCAATCTGCTTTCCCTTAATCTGTGCCATTGGTCTTCTCCTTAAGAACCAGATCTACGGAGCCAAACAGACAGCGTATCCGTCTGCTCAACTGCGTATGGAAGATTTAAATTGATCGTAGTCTCTCCGACATTGGGAGAGTCTAAAGAAACTGTATAATCTGTACCCTGTTCAAGCTCTAAACCATTAAGGCTTACTCTCATAAGATACTGCCCGCCATCGCTTGCAGAACTATCTGTCTGCGGGATGTGCGATACAGTGTAAGAGTAGCTAGATGTAGAGGCTTGAATAGTCTCAAAAATATACTCCGAGCTACCAATATCGGTTACAGCTTGAGAAACCTTAGTATCAACATAATCCTTGGTCGTTGCCTGATTCGCAAGCTGAGGAGCAGGGATACTAAAACCAGAAGATCCTGTAAAATCCCAAGATGCTGCTCGATCAGTCTTAGCAGGAGTGACAGCTCCTGCTTGAATCGTGAGATTAACATCCGACGAGTTTACCGACATGGATACATCAGAAGATGCCCCAGTCGGAAGTGACGCGCCCACGTTGTCAACCCCAGAAACAGCTCTGCCGACAACCAAGGTGTCGTTCGTTACCTTAAGTTGGTCTGATCTAATTCTTCCCATGATTTACTCCTTATGCTCGCTGAATCCACGCACGAAGCGTATCGTCTGAAGTCAAAGTTAGGGCATAAGGAGTAGTGACCGTGATCTTTGTGTTGCCCTGTGCTGTGTCCAATGCGTAGTCCGTATTTAACAATAGGTCTACACCGTTCAAAGTCAAGGAGATAATAGGATCTCCGCTGGAGTCTTGGGCTGGGACAACGCCATAGGCCATGATGTAGATGTCTTGATTTGTTGCGCCTTGAACAATGTAAAGCTCGGTTGGAGTAGCTGGAGCCGTAGAGACTCTTTCCATCCAGACAGAGAGAACATCAGAAGATCCGAGACTCGCATAATAGGGCAAGAGAAGGGTAATCTCTGTATCGCCATTAGACGTGCCTACCGTAAAGTCTGTGCCATAAGTCAACGACACCCCATTAAGAGATACCCGAATGACAAGATCTCCATCGCTGTCTGTACGCGGGACGGATCCTGCAATCGTATATGTCGCTGCGCCTGTAGCAGTGACGGTGTAAGTCTCGGTAGCAACCAACGGACTGATCTGCTGAATTAGCGTGTCCACATACTCCTTAGTCGCGGCGTGACTGTTCATGTAAGGAGCAGGAACCTTAACCTCGGTGGCTCCAGTGAAGTCCCAAGATTGATTCGCCGTCAAAAGCTGCGCTGGAGTGATCGAGTCTTGATTAACCGTGAACCGAATCCCAGTGTTTAAGATCGTGAATCCGACCGAAGATGATGGGTCTGAATATAGTGCAGTACCCACATTATCTTGGCCGTCTACTCTGCTGCCGACAAGAAACGTGTTGTTCGGAATCCGAAGTTGTTGAGGAATAATGCTCGACATAAACCCTCCTAAAGTGGTCGATACCAGACAATAAGAGTCTCACCCTCATATAGAGGCGTTGCCTGATCTGCCCAAATAATAGTGCGACTATTGTTTACAGAGAAGGATCTGTTTTCTCGCTGCAAGACTCCGTTAAAGAATAACTGTAAATCAGCTAAACCATTATCATCTTGTCGAACATAAGAAGGCAGATCAAAATAAGGATACGCATCCCAGACTGCCTGATCAGGAACCGTAAAAATATACTGCGCCCTTACAGGAGTTCCGCCTTGCTGGAGAACTGATACGGAGGTGTCTTTGACTACAATATATTCTGTCATCGAACAATCTCCTGTATGACATTGATATGACCCTTCAGGATCGTACTCTTATAGACTGTTCCCGCTTGTTGGACTTCTAAATCGTAAAGAAGGGAAGCGACTGGAAAAGCCGCACTCTGATCAGGCTTAATCCGAACAAAGGCTCGACCAACATCATCCTCAGCGGGGTTTGCAGAATGAATCTCTGGGACATAGATCTCAAGCGGATCATCAGAGGTAAGGCCAAGCAATAGCTCGCCGTCTTCAAAGTTCCGAATAGCGAAGCGAACAACATGACCTGCGAGAGGGATGCGATCAGACGACTCGTCTTCACGAGTGACCGCGATCTCTTTAAAGTCTCCCTTAATCATGGTCATGTTGTATAGCGTAGCCATTCTTAATCTCCAACAGCGTCGTATGTCGATCCCAAGCCCTTGATAGTCGCAATTTCCTCGTCGATGAGATCCATAATTCGCTCATCGGCAATCTTAGGAAAAGACTTTTTAACGCTATCAAGCACCCTTTGTGCCTTCTCAATCCCTGGGATTCTATCAAGCTTTTCTCTTCCCATGCGACGAGCCGCCCACTCTTCCGCGCCGAAAATGGCCTTACGGACAAGTGATCGGATTGCTTGATCTTGAGCTTCGTCGAGCTCGACCTTGTACTTCGCTTGGAGTCTCTGAACGACCAGCGCTGCGAGGGCCGTGACGACGGTAGCCAAGAAAGGCATCACAATCTCAACAAAAACCTGCATGAGTGCGCTCTTCATATTTATCCTCCAAAAATCGATGCACTTTTCAGAAAGTCTAGCCCTAGATCTTCAGACTTGGGCGACCACCCGCAACTGTCTGAACTCGGATACCTTCAATCTGATTGCTCGTAGCGAGGTGAGAAGCGACTGTGCTCCCATAGTGGATCGAAGCCGAGTCCGTTGCGTTCGCAGGAATCCCAGAATCATAGCGCTCTGATGGGCGATTAACCTCTACTGTAGCAGAGATACGACATCCCGCAACAGGAGGATTCAGGCCCATCGGAAGATCCGTACTAAGCTGATTTCCCCTGTCTCCTGTGTACAGGACGAAGACGATCTCGTGATCTCCCGGCAAAGTCATCTCATTGGGCATCACCATCGTATCCTGAAGGGTAGAAGTCCCAGCGCCGATAGTTGCGTCGAGATTCATCAGCGAAGCAGACGCATGGAGTCTTGTCAAAGAGCTGATCAGCTCGTACTCGACACCACTATTCTGCGCACTGTTCGCAACAGGAAGGCTCTTGTCGCTGTCTGCAAGACCGATAGACTCGTCCCATGCCGTATCAAAAGGATCTGCCGAATAAGCGTCACCAGCAGTAGTTCTGCTTAACGGACGGCCCGCTGTTACCGTAGAGGAAAGACTCTCAGAGATTGCACCCTCAAGCGAATCACCCTGAACAAGCCCATTTGCATCGAGTGTGATGTTTCCTTGTCCGCTGGAAGCCATCGCCATCGAGAGCGTATCCGATACCATAGAGCGAAGAGGCATCATCCAGTCTCGGTTCGGGTGCTGCTCATTTGCGGCTACGCCTGTGTCATACATCGGCTCAACCTGAATGTAAGGCTTCTGCTGTGCCGAGTTGTAGCTGTTCCGAGGAAGGGCGCGAAGCTCATTGTCATCAGCAGAAACCGAGAGGAACATCTCTGTAATACTCTTAGGAGGGGTTGCGACCTGCCCATAGTTCTGCTCAATACCGTTAGGCGTAGTCTTAACCGCGCCTCCTGGTCGGCCGTGAAGAACACGGAAGGAGCAGTTATACAGAAGCTTGTTCTGCATCCCCATCTTACTAAAGGCCGCATACGCCGTCCGAAGACCTGTATAGATCGGAGCAGCGCTGTTCCCAGACAAAACTAGATTGCTCTCGCGAGACTGTCGCTCTCTGTAAGCAAGCTCAAAGATGTCCCGAACCGTATCCGTCTGGTTCGCATCATGAACCAAGGAGCCATCAACCTTAACTGCGCCCATACCAAAGCAGAGCGGGTCAAGGAAGTTGTTCCGAACAGTCGTCGCAACGCTCGTTCCCATGTCGCCCGCGTAAAGGGTATCAACAGATTTGTCTGCACCCTTACCAGCGATGCGCCCAAGAGAGTTCGCATAATCCGTGTGCCAAGCGGGTTTAGTCTCGTGAGTCGTAAGATCTCCATAAGGGTGGAGAGGCGTGTGACCATAGGTCTCGCTGTAAGTCTTGGTATAGAGATTCAACCATCCGACAGTATGAGTGCTAAGTGCTGCCCGCATTGTTGGATGAGAGAAGTCTCGAACTTCACCAGCAACAAGGCCATCCAAAGAGGTCGGGCCTTTACGATTAAGATCTTCAGACCCGCCTGTAGCGAGAGTTCCGAGCACCTGAAGGATGCGCTGTGTCCCGCCGTCCCAAGAGAAAGATCGGCTGTCCTGCGAGAACTGCGCCGCATAGTCTCCGTAAGGACGGCTTCCTTGCTGCAAAAGCTCATCAGTGGATCGGAGGAATGGGTGGTATCCTGAGTTGACTAGGCCACCCAGATCTCCACTCGCCATAGAGTAATTCTGAGTAGGATCTTGGCCATCTGCTGCAATCGGATCTCCCAATGTGGTGCTGTCATTCGCATCGTTTCCTGCTCCATAACTTCCCATAACTGAATTGTTCATCGCCATCATAGACGCAGGGAAGAATACAGGACGAGGCCTCTCATTAAAGATCAGATAATTAAGTCTTCCAGCCAAGGGACTAGTGTCGATCCCATTAACGTAGTCGCGATCCGCGTTAGTGTTCCGCTGAAGGCGAGGATTTACAATATAAGGGAACCAGTTGCCCCAAGCATCGTAAACCCCATTATTGTTAACCGTATACTCCAAGCGATTAGGAGAAGATACTCCTGCCTGCTCGTTGTTAATTGTGATTGAGGCATTTCCCGGCCCAAATAATCCGCTTGCGTGCGCCATATAAGGCAAGAAAGATCCGAAGCGGAGTGCGCCTTCTTCAGCGCGTTCGGTGTCCCTATTAACCCCTGATCCTGCGAGATCGAAAAGGAATTGTTGAGATAAGATCGAAGAATCAAAATCCATCTTACCTGCATAGAGCGTAGCCACAGGAAGAGAGCTGATTCTTTGCTCGTAAGACATCTGATTATCGGGATCTAGCTTGCCCCAAAGCTGTGACCAAGTGTCGTTCGTACCATCTTGATCCACATCACGAGGCCAAGTGCTGATCGTCTGAAGCCTTTGTGGAAGCGCTGGGTCAAACGGAACCAGAGCAGGAGCCACTAAAGAAGATCGATCCCACATTGGATAAGGCTGATACATAAGGTTAAAGGTATTCCGATTACCCTGTGAATCTAAAAGCTTATCCGTATACTGGAGCGGCGAGTTCCCGTGATTCGGAGCAGTGATTGCTCCCATATTCGGGTGATACCAGTGGATGTGCGGCTGCGCCTGATTTGGGATCGCAATCCGAAGTGGATCAATCGATCCAAGATCGACATGGGAGCCCTCGCTTGCGAGGAGTCCAGTCAAAAGCTGTGAGTAGTTGTCCGCATAGTTCGGATCCTCATTAGACAAGACCGCAGCTAAAGTCTCATGAAGATCTTCTGTCATCACAGCAGACAGCAAGTGAGCAGGCTCTGGAGCAGTCCCTTCAGGACTATGGTCTGCCCTCCACGCAGGCTGAATCAGCTTGAGCAGGCTTGTCCCAACCCGACTAAGCCAACTGGACATGATCGGGTAAGCTCCGACCATATTTGCCGATGGATCTGAAAGCTCGTTCATGGCTGTGATAGCTCGAAGACCAGAGCCTCGGTGATTATCCGCGCTGCTGTCGATCAAGTAAGCATAGTCCAGCTTAGAGTTAGCCTGTGTGTTTCCATCCTCATCAGTATGGCTAAGCGATGTGCTGAAGAGATGGTCTGGGATACCACGTCCGTTGCTTAGATCAAGCAGAGTCGCGATTGCCTCGCTCATATCAAGAGAACCTTCGATAATGCTATGCTGATGCTTTGGCATTGTCATCCAATGCACCAGAGGAAGCGGCTCTACTCTTACAAAGAGATTAAGGCTGTCAACGAGAAGATTCGCAGGTGTTCCGCGACTATCCGTTGCCCCAGGATAGAAGTCTCCAATGTGATACCGAATCCGCATTGTCGTACAGCGGTTCTCGGTAGTCGAGACAGCAGGAAAAGGGCTCTTAAGAGAAAGAGTCCCGTCAATCTTAGCCTTGGAAAGACGGACAAGCTCGGAGATCGAGGTCTGTCGTCGGCCCCAAGCACCATTGTCGTCTTGGAAAAGCTCGGAGGCATTAGCGTTAGCCGTCTCACCGTACTTCATCAGCGAAAGATCTTGGCTACCAGAGATCTTATCCAAGAAAGGAAGAAGGCGCGTGTTAGTCGCAGTCTCTCCCTTGTTGTAGTTACGGTTGTTTCCTTCCTGAAGAACGCCGTTAAGCGTTCCGACCGCAGGGATATAGCCGAGGCCCTGATAAGAGGAGATCCCCATTGGGCCGTTGGCTTCAGGGTCTGCAAGGTGCGACCGAACCGCACCCGAAGCGCTAGTAAGCGGGTCAAGAACCTCATAATCGAGCGCGAGAATCTCGTCCATGCTCGCCTGTGGAAGCGAATAGTTCGCGCCGTCAAGGAACCCATCGTCATTCAGGATCTGAACAATACGATCAGAGTTTCTGTTGTTCCACCACATCGGAACATTAACAGTGAAGAGATCAGCGCTCTCATGAGAGGTCGTCTTAATTGCGAGCTTTCGGAGCTGGAAAGCCTTAGAGAAAGCCACCGCAGAAGAAAGACCCTCGTGCCACTCGCGCTGCCTCTCAAGACTCGCACGACCAGACCAGCCCTCCTTAGAGTCTCGACCAATCGAATACTCAGGAGAGCTCTCATCAATAGACTCTCGGCTGTAATAAGTGGCGCTACCGTCTTGCTCTGGACGAAGACCATCTGGGAAGGACTTCCCCTCTTTCAAGGGATCGCCAAAGAAGATCCCACCGATAGTGGCCTTGTTGTTCTCATAAGTCGTGAGCTGTCGGATCGCAGACAGCGCAGTGTAGTCTGCATTATTAAGTGTGCTGATCGGATCAGCAGAAACACCCGCTTGAGCGATGCCCTGTGTGTGATCACTCTTAAGCAGCTTGTTTGCGCTGTTCTGTGGAGATCCGTCACCGAAAGCATCGATCCCAGTGCTAGGGACACCCGACAAAGGTAGAAGCTGGGAAGCCGCCGACAGACCCGAAAGACCCAGAAGAGCAGTCTCAAGAATAGAGAGGCGCTCGCGTAGGCTCTCAGTCACGCGAGGCATCGAGCTGATCCGACCGCTACCATCCTCAGAACCGAACTTGTCGGCAAGAAGTCGAATATTCTGAACCTCGGCAGGAATGAACTGATCTTGGATAAGGCCAAAAGCGCCTGTAGGGCTCAAGCCATAAGTCGAAGAGCGTGAAGACAAGATCTCTTCAGACATCTCGCTCTTACGCAGAAACACCCTAGGAGGCGTGAAGAACACGCTTCTCTGTGCATCGTACTTCTCGATACCGTACTCCGCTGTCGCGGCGAAGCACAGTCTCGGATGCTCGTAGTCTGCTGCGAAGTCGATCTCAAAAGTCTTGGTCGTATTGGGGTACAGCTTAGGAGAAAGCGTATCCACCCCAGTAGCCTCGACGACTGTGCCACCAGCAACAAGTGCCTGATATTTGGCAGCGGTAGGCTCCTCAAGAAACTCTCGGTGGAGTCGCTTGGATGGCGCACACCAAGCAGCGAGGCAGATAAGATCAGTCTCACGAGCATCGACATCTGGGATACCGCTGTGGAAAGCAGCGAGAAGAAGCGCCTTAATCATCCTCCAGCTAAGGAAGCTGTTGTCTCCCCCATAGTAGAAGTGACTAGGCGTGATGCCTCGTGAGTAATAAAGCCCACGGTAAGATCGGAAGAAGTCTTTAGACCCTCGGATCGTATCAAGCCGAGTACCCTCATCAGCAAGGATTGAGGTCTCAAGATTAAGCATGGAGTGCTTGAGAAGACCAGCATCCGAATAAATCGTATTGCCGTTGTCCTCGTCGAAGAGCCAAGGCTGCGCTGTTGCTCCAACAACAAGAGGGTTCGAGATCTGATCACCCTCTGGTCGAGCGAGGCTGCTGCCGAATCGTCGAGCAAGATCCGAGGTGGCATCACTGATCTGATTAACGATTGTCTGGAGAGCGCTATCCGCATCAACCTTAGCCACTAGGCTAGATCGGATTTCTGCGTCCATCGAGATCCGAGCGACCCGAACACACCAGCGAAGCTGTGTGCGGTGTGTAGTCTCGACTCCAGCAGCATTAAGCTCGATGTCGGAATCTTCCGCGCTACTGATGTCCTCGTCCCAGTTCTGAACGAAAGACACGCACAGTGGATTCGCGTCTGTCATAAGGAGCGTATCACGACCATTCGCAGCATCCCACGCTGCACGAGTCTCACTAAGCTCGTTAGCTGGGATGATGTAATACACATCACCTGCGACCACATCAGCAGGAAGACCCGCGCCGACAGTAATCTCATTAGACGTGTGGGACTGAATATCGACCGCTACGCCTTGGTTGTTCTGATTTGTCGCGGTCGTGAATACTACACGACAAGCCGAAGTCTTAACCTTGAAGGAGACGTCTGTTGCGCTTTGAGTCGCGGGAAGTTCGAAGGTGTCCTCAGTTGCGGTCAATCGGTTACTTGCCAAGAAGTTCTTTGAAAGATCAGTGAAGACAGTCCGTGTATTCACCGCATCGACCGAGGAGATTGTTCCCTTATAGAGATAGTTCTCATAAGGCAAATCACCCGCTTCATTGACTTCTGCATTATCGATTGCGTAATAATCGTAAATAATCCGACTATTTGGCTCTCGATCACGGAGAGTGTCAATGATGCCTCGGGATGTCGGCAAGCGACCAACAGAGACGGAGAAGTTGTCGTTGTTCCGAGGAGAAGAAGCCTTAGAATCGACAGGCCCAAAAGCCCAATCGAAAGGCCCAGTCTCAACGCCTTCAAAGCCCTCATCCAAACGGAGAAGGCCCAAAAACTGCTCAAGATTCATATCTTGTAGATCATTGAGCTCTGTGTCTAAAACTGGTCGGCCCTGCTGGAACCTAACGGCCTTATACAACCTTTCGGGATCGAAAGTGTTGCTCCGACTAACTACTGGTGCGCTTGTATCAGCCATGACCTACCCTCTGTTGATCTGAATCTCGATAACGCGATCTATTGTAAGGGCCGCATCTTTCTCAATCAACGGATGAATCACCCAGTTGAACATCAGCCCCTCATTGACACGCCCTGCAAAGTTATCGTCTGTCTCGCGACAAAACAAGCCGAACTCTCTTAAGGATCCCGAGACATTGTTTCCAAGAGTCACGCGGATTCTGATGCGCGTCGTAGGAGTGGGCGACACGCCGTTCCCATTAAAGGGATCCCCATCAGGAACAAAAGTTACCTGATCCTGATCTAGCGTAAGACGGATGAACCCGCTAGTGAGCTGGTCTTGGCTTTGCGGCTGTGCTGGAGTGACCGCAGGATCATCCCAAGTCGGATCCCCTTGGCCAATGTCGATGAACTCAATGCCGCCAATCTTCCGAGTCTGAAAGGGCGCGTTGGCTACATCAAACTGGTTCATCAAGAGCCCTGCAACTGCAAGGAAAGCACCGTCTTGGATTTGATTGTGCTTCACTTCTCCGACAACAACTTTACCACCACCGTAACGGTAGGTGTCTTGCCACTTTCCAGAAACCGATAGGCCGAGGCTAGTCTTACTCATAACTTCTCCGCAAAGTCTACGCGCAAGTATATCTTAACGCTGTATGGATCAAACGATCATTTAGATTATTTAAGTCTCCACCCGCTGGAAAGGTGCTGAAGGCACAATACCCGACATAGGCCGCGTGACTTATTGAAAACTCTATCGATATTGAATTGTCCGAAGTCGCGAAAATATCATCATCTGATTCATCAGAAACCTGTAAGTCCATAGTCTCACTAAAGAAATCAGCAATCTGAATAAAGACATCGGCATAGTG